CTGATTAAATGGATCAATATCTACACCATCTATACCTTCTTTTACAATCAATCTTAAAAATACTTCCATCACATATTGTGGAGTTGGAGAAACATCTTTTGGATATACATAAAAAACATGCTTGCATACAAGATCGTAAACATACTCATACACTTCTCTTGGTGGCCTATTTGGATTATTTGGGCTACAATCACATCCCAGTATAATTTCCACATAATCGTGATAATATTCTTCTGGTGGATTGTCCTCTGGAGCAAATGAAGCAAATTTTTCTCCATAAAGAATAATTCGCATTGCCTGATACCATTTTTTAAATGAAGATTTACCATAGTTACCAATACCGGTAAGAACTGTAATTTCACCTCTCTTAGGCTTAAATTTATCATCTAATTCTGGAACACCTATACCATCAACTTTAGCATATCCATTATCATAAATACTTAAAGCTTGCTCCTTTACATCAATACCATAAATTACATCCTTAATCCCTAAACCTTCATCAAAGATTGTCTGATCAACTTCAATTTCTTTTCTAGTTGTTTTATCGACAAGCATTTCTTTATCAAAAGAAGCGCTTCCGTATCGCCCTTGGTTTACTCTATATGCTGACTTAATTGTACGATCTGCTTCTGTTTTAGTAAATTCCGAATTAGAAACAAATTCATTATGAATCATAGCATTTGCAGTGTATTCATTAATTCCAAATCTGCAACAAGCTGAAGCTAATTTAAAAATAAAATTATTCCTTTCCCCAGTAACAAATGCTTCATTTTTATTGGATAACCAAGTTAAAATATTTTTAAAAGTCTTTTGATCATCATCAGTCCTTTCGTATGTAATAATCTTTTCAGTCTTTTTAATCTTTTTAAAAACTTCAGCAGTTTCGTTTATGTATATTTCAGGATCGTAGCTTTCATAACAAACTCGGCTTGGATTAATACCACTTTTGTCAATTTCAGGGAAAACCTCTTGTAAAGCCTGAAAGTGTTCCCTATGTTTTGATCCACTAGCTATTTTTATCAAAGCTTTTAATCCATTACCAGAAGGGCTAACCCAACAAGCATAAACAAACGGCTGTGATATAATTTCAGTTTGCTTATCCCTAAGCTCATAAATGTTATCAAAATCCAAAACTATAAATCCACTGTGCTTCAGAATATCTACATCCTTCCTGTCAGCAGCAAATTTTCCACTAAAGCAAATACAAGGCAGATTCTTCTTAAGCTCCCCCGCTTTTTCTTTGTCAATGGTATTTCGAATATCTTCAACCATCTTTTTCGAGTTACCTTGCTTAATTCTTTTCAAAGCATCAGCAACGGAAATGTAAAAAGGCTCCTTTGCCCATATGTTCTTAAAAGCTGTTATCATTGTTCTAGGGGTTTAAAGGCTTTTCTAGCCGCTTCGACTTGATTTTGATACTTATTACCAACTCCGACAGAAAGTGTCTTATTTTGGCTTATTTTAAGCTCAAAGAAGCCTTTCCAGCCATTTGCCATAGATTGTTTTACAATTTCAGTGGCTATATTCAAATCTTTACCAGACAAATCCACTAAATTATCAAATGCCGCCTGCTCACTTTGCAAAGTCTTGTACTTGAATTTAAAATATTCCAACTTGTAATCTTTCCACTGATCCCATAAATCAACTATCTCCATTCCAGCCCATAAAAAATTAATTTTCGCCCCTTTAACCATATCCTTATCCATATCCTTAACCATATCCATATCCTTACGTCCTTGTAAGGACCTTTTAAGGGGCTTATTTTCAGTTTTTCTTAAATTGTATTTATCAAGCAAATAGATAATACTACTATGAGCTCTATTGTCTGGATTTAGTCCAGAAGGATACTGAAATTCTATAAAAGAAGGAATAAACCACTTATTTCCATTATCAAAAATTATAATTTTATCCTCAAAGCTTTTAATTGCCTCTTTAAGATCTATTTTTTCCCCTATTCTTATTTTAGCAACATCTATATCCACCTGCCATACGCCCGCATGATCGCAATCATCGCAAATGTATAACCAAAGGAGCTTATAAGCCCCTTGCAAGCCCCTTATAAAGGGCTTCTTCCACTTTTCAGTATCAGTGAATCTCTTAGCCATTTTTTTGTAATTAATCGTTAATAAAATCAGTGTCTAATACCCTGTTTATTTTTGCCAAATTAGAATCCGACAAAGCAAAAGTTCGTTGTTTTAATACTGAATAAAGTGTTGGGTAAGGTATTTCAGTCTTATCTGAAAGCCACGCTAATGTGCGCTCGATTTCTTCAAGATGCAGTAAAACCTCATCTCTAACCGATTGTTTTTTTTCTTTTTCCATAAAATTTGTTGATTATTTCACAAAGTAAAATGTAATTATTCATATTGCAAAATATTTTTTTGTTTATTTAATTAATTTAATTAATTTTGTTTTATGAGATTAAATAGTACGATTATTACAAAGAAAAAAAGATGCGTTAATTGCGGCAAAATGGACTACCATTTTTCTAAAAAAATGTGTAAACAATGCGCTACAATTCAATCTACATACAAAAGAATGGAAGAATTTGAGGATGATACAGAAAGCTTTCAGAACCTAGTTCAGGATTTGGATGCAGTGTTTAGTCAGTACATTAGATGTAAGCATGCGGACAAAGAAGGAAATGTATATTGTTATACTTCTGGTGTTAAGATGAGATGGCAGGATTCGCAGTGCGGCCATTTTATATCAAGATCTAATTTATCTACCAGATGGTTAGAGGATAATTGTAAACCACAAAGTCCACATGATAATTGTTATTTATCAGGCAATATTGCCGTATATGAGAAAAAACTAGAACAAGAAAGAAACGGATTGCCAGAATATTTGCAAGATGTCGCTAGAGAGATTAATAAACCAACTAAAGACGAACTTAAGGCATTGATCGTAGAATATCGATCAAAGCTGATCCAAGTAAAAAAGAAATTTATAAAATAAATTATATTTTTACAGAGGTAATCGTTTTTGGTTTAGTAAATAAGAGGCCCCTGTTGAAAAACGGGGGCTTTTAATTAAATTTATTTTTTTAATTAAATTAATTATTTTAACTTTGATTTTATTAATATAAAATTAAATAAAAATGGCAAGAAGTACAAGTCCAGACTCCGTATCTACAAAAGTGGCAAATCTTAATATAGATTCATCAATAACATTTAAAAATCCATATACCTCTGTTGCTGTAATGGTTTCAATGCTTAGAAAAAAAGAAGAACACGCAGGTAAGATTTTTAAGATCAGCTTTAAAAATAAAAAGACTACTGTAACAAGACATAAATAATATATGCACATTCAAGTAATAAATTATCAAAAGACCTTTAATTTAGGAAATTATTCTTCTGAAAAAATAGGAGTTGAAATAGCTTTAAATCAAGGTGATGATGCAAAATTAGCTTTGCAAGAAGCACAAAAACTTGTTGAAGAATATCATCAAGAAAATCTTGAAAAGATCCAGTTTCAAAGTGTAGAAGAAATTATATGGAATGAGCCGGTTAAAAAAGAAAAAAAAGAAACTAAGAGCGTAACCCAAAGAACCAAAGAATTTATTGATTCATCTAAGACTATAAAAGAACTTAAGGCTTGGGAATTGATGTGTAAAAACAATGTTGAGCTAAGTCAATATTATAATGAAAAATTTCTCACTTTAAAATAACAATATGAAAATAGCATCACACAAAACACAAATTCATAAGCATTTGAATTCAGGAAGAACATTAACTGCTATTCAGGCTTTAACAAAATTTGGATGCTTTAGACTTGCGGCTAGAATTGCAGATTTAAGAAAGGATGGAGTAAATATTGTAACAGATATTGTGACACAAAAAGGAAAATCTTTTGCTTGCTATAAAAAAATAAATAAATAAATATGCTTGACTTTTCAAAAACATTAATTAGATCAAGCTCTGTAGGATATTTAATGACAGAGCCTCAATCAAAAGTTGATAAAGAAGCTGGATTGCTTTCAAAAACAGCACAAAGACATCTCCTTGAAGTTTATATTGCTGAAAAGTATGGTCGTAAAAAAGACATACAAACAAAGCAAATGAAAAAAGGAATTGAAGTTGAGGATGAGTCTATTGAATTATTAAATAATTACTGGAATAAAGACTATGTAAAAAATACTCAAAGATTTAGTAATGAATTTATAACAGGATTGCCAGACGTTGTTGCTTTAAATCCAAATATGATCATTGACATTAAGTCTAGTTATGATTTGTGGACATTCCTAGGTAATTTGCCTGATAAGTTAGATAATTTATACTACTGGCAATTGCAATCTTATATGTGGCTTACCGGATCTGAAAAGGCATACATAGCTTATTGTTTAGTAGATACTCCGTTTGGAATTATAGAGCAAGAAAAAAGATATTTATTAAATAAAATGGATGTTATATCTGATGAAAGCCCAGAGTATATCCAAGAAGCAACAAAGTTAGAATTCAATATGACTTTTGAGGATATTAGTATTAATGAAAGAGTATTATTATTCCCTGTTGACAGAAGTGAAGATGATATTTTACGAATTCAATACAAGGTGGAAAGGGCTAGGGAATATTTAGGCGAAATAGAAGAAACACATTTAAACTTTAATAAATAATGGATCAAAAGGTAAAAAGAGGGGCAAACATTATTAATGCTATTCAAAATTTGAAAATGGCACAAGAGCAATTTGATGATTTTTGCAGACAATACCCCAATTCTCAAGGATCTAGATTATTTGGATCTTACAGTAAAAAAATATCTTGGATTTTTAGCGATATAGTTACTCACCCATTTTTAACAGATGAAGTCAGGAATGGCATTAAGCACGAAATAGAAAGTGATGTTTTTGCCGTTCCTGCTATCATTGAAATGGTTGCATTATTAAGCCCAGAGCAAAGAGATTTAATTGAATCAACATTGGAAGCAATGCTTTCTGGACAAGAGGTTAAGATAGTAGATATAAAAGATGAAACACATGATTCAAGTAATTAAAGATTTATTTTTTATGTTAATATTTACATTTTTATATTTTTTTAGTATAATGATGGGAGGTATTTTTTTCTTATTATGGATTTTAAAAAACAAATTAAAACAAAATGGCAAAAGCAGGAGCTAAAACAGCAAAAGTGGTATCAATAGTACCAGAAGAAAAATTAATTGGATGTGATTTTTGTATGCAATTTGATATGGATGAACCTCATGTAGTAGCTGCAACAGATAATCCAGAAGGATTTATGGAAATAAAAGTAACTCCAATAATGGACGGAGGCGTAGTATTTCAGTGCCCAACAACAGGTAAAAAATTAAGAATATTTGCTAGGCCACTAACAGATGCAGGAAGAAAAATAATAGATGAAAATCCATTGCCAACAGAAAATAAATAACATGAAAAAATTATTAATTTCTTTATTATTATTAAGTTGTAATGGGAGCAATAAAGAATTTACAATATTGCATTATAAATACATAAATACATTTACCGAAAGCAAGTTGTATGATTCAGTTCCATTTTCTATAAATTATCAATGCGTATTTGTTGGTACCGACGGGGTTAGCTATGAAGTTGATACATTGCAATTTCCAAAATATAAAGAAGGAGATACAATCTATATTAAAGATTTAATTAAAATGGAAAACAAATAATTTATGGATAAAGAAGAATTAAAATTTGTTATAAGGATGATATTAACTGAAGTTATATTTCCTATAATATTTTTATTTGCAATAGCATTTTTAACTTTTATGTACGTTAAAAACAAATAATTTATGGAAAGAGATTATGATATTTTATTACCAAAAGATAATATGGTAGCCCCATTAAGAAAAATAGCTGAACAATGTAATGAAATTGGGATAAACAATATTTTAATAAAAACCGATTTTAAAACTAAAAATAAAGCAAGATGCAATATTAACTTTAAGCTTGCTTTTCTTCGTGATCCTATTAATTTCCCATTAAATAATAAACCAGATAAAGATTTAGAGTTTTATCTGTATGGTGTTAAGTTCGTTATAATATCTGAACCAGCACCTAAAAAAGAGCATTACCCAAGTGATGAAAATACACCAAACAAATAACCTATGAAATACGCTTATTTAAACACACAGCCAGCTGAAATAATATTTAGCGAATTAGATATTTACATAAAATATGAAAGTGGATCTGATAAATTGTTAATAGGAGAAAAACATTTAATGTTTCTTCATTAGAAAAAATGATAGAAATGTTAAGAGATGTTATATCTATTTCAAAAATGAATGAATAATTTTTATGATTTTTTATGTGCATTAGCAAACTTACGAGCTGCTTCTACGCTACCAAATCCCCAAGCTTTAAGAGCTAATGCTTTACGGGTAGGTTTTCCATTTGGCTTTTTCATAGCTCCCATCATACCTGCAAATCTAGCTGCAAAAGAAACTCTACGAGGATTAGTTCCTTCTTTAACCGGAGCTTTTAGATTACCACCGGTTTGCGCATTGTAAGATGCTCTACCTTTTGCGTTTAAGCCACCTTCAGGATTTTTCCCTTCTTTTCTTTGCCAAGCTCCAGACATAAATTATTTTTTTTCTTGTGCTTTAATTTTTTTCTCTTGTTTTAGCATTTCCACAGTAGGCTTCTTGCCAGATCCTTTATTGGCACGAATATTATCCCATAAACCACGAGGTGAATACGATCCATCAGCTCTTTTCATCATTTTAAGTTTACTTTTCATACGCTAATTTACGAATTATTTCCAATTTTCAGACTTCC